AACAAAACCTCCAAAATAAAATAAGTTGCACCTATACAAAAAAATGTATCAATGCAACTTTCCACTATGGTTCTATTAAGGTAAAATGATATAATAGTTATCTATTGTTTACATCTATTAAATAATAGCATTTTTAAGCGTTACTGTCAATACAGCATTTTTCTGTATAAATCAACGCTTTACTTGAATACCGGCATTGACTAAGTTCGTATATCAACAATTCCTTAGTCATAGTCGGATTAGTTCTTTGAATTATCTTTAGCAGTTCATCAATACTCATCATCCCACTCTCCTAACTGCCCCTAAAACCATATCAACAATGTCAAATACTTCATCGCCATAAGTTGCTACAAAATCACACAATATCTCTTCCTGTTCGACAGGCAAATACACATCGTAGGACATACAGATTGCGTGACATACTTCGTGTATCAGCACTTTGCGTTGCATATATCCACGCAAGACATTTGATAGATAAATTGTATATGTATTTCTATCTGTTACACCTAGCACAGAAACATTGTCTGACCGCTTTAATTCACTTGAATTTGAATTTTTATATTGCACTTGCCACATTGTGCCATTAATACTAAAAACCATCTGTATGCTCCTTTCTGAATAAAACAAAAACCACTAACCGATATTGGCTAGTGGTTTTCTAATTTCCATATTCTTTTTAATAACTCTACAAGATAATCTGGTGGCTTTCTTCTATCCTGTTCCCAACCTTGCAAAGTTCTTAATTGAAGTCCGAAATAATTAGCAAACTGCTGCTGCGACATTCCGGTTTCTTCTCTTAATTCTTTTATTGGTGAGCTATTTAAACTCAATATACTCACCATCCTTTTCTTCAAAACCGTTAATCTTTTCTAACAGCTCATCAGTAGTGACTGTTTCAAAATCACCACAACTATACTCTTCTTCGTCATAGTCGTAGTGGTCGCCAAAACTGCCACAGCAAGGACAAAACTCCATATCTGCTGTTGTTCCGTAACTGATTTCCCAGTTGCCATTTTCAAGGCAGTTATAATCAGTCCAAAAGCCGTAACTACCGCCGTCGTTACACTTTTCTGGGTCGTAGTTTGAGTAATCATTAAATCTTACTCTCTTTATGTTTTTTAATTCTTCTTTTCTCATAATATTCACCTTTGCTTGATATTCAAGCCCTTTCTTTATTTCTTGATTGTATTATACGTCAATGGCGTATAGCTGTCAAGCAAAAGTTATAATTATTTTTTCACTAGCCAATATTCAGTTATCATTGTGCAAAAACAGGCTATGAATATTGCTACTCATAGCCCTTAAAATCATATCTTAGATACAAGAGTACTTAACTTTGTTCTAAGTAAGTTCTTTTCTTCTGCCGACATATCAGCCACCATACCTGTAATATCGCTTGCAAGTTCCTTAGTATAGCTGTCAAGTGACTTCATCTTGTGTTCCTTATCTTCTGGCGTGTTATTCTTGTGCATTTCCTTAGTTTCTGTGTAGTTTCTCTTTGCTCTGTCGTAATTACTTTCAGGCATTGGCTCTGTATAGTACATCTTGCCATAATCTCTATCCATATCCCTCATATGTTCTGCTTCTGGGTACATATGATAATATGGTGGCTCTTCATATCCTCTACGATATGTTCCTTTACCTTTCGGTGCAAATCTTCCATCTGCATAGCGGTAGTGGTCATAGTATCTTCTGTCCGGATAATCTTCGTACTGCTCAAGCATACGCATAATATCCTCATTATCTTCAGACTTTTTCATCGCTTCAACAATGTTATAGTCCTTGTCAAAGCATACGATGTTCTTTGCAATCTCCGTCCAATCCTTGAGATCATCAAGGTTTTGTCCTTCAAAATTCTCAATTCCGATGCCGTCAACTTTAGCCTTGACGCATTCCATTATCTGTTTAGCCCATTTGTGCATATGTTTTTACCTCCACAATCTAATATAATTTGTTCTATATCGTCTCTTTTATTTACCAATACTTCTTTCAATAAAGTTTTATACTCTATTTTTTCATCTCTTGATATTTGCCTTAAATCAGTTTCCTTTCCTTTGTAGTGAACTCTACAAAACCCTTTCAAATTCATAGCAATCTCAAAAGGAAGTTCTAAATCACAAATCCTATGGTGCATAATTCCATATTTAAGATTATACATCTCACATAATTCACTTAACGTCTTTCTTTCTCCGCGGTAATCGATATAAATATTTCTGCTTGTATTATTGCATTGCTCTTTTTGCGTAATCCAACGACAATTTGACGGTTCATAATTTCCATTAAAATCTATTCTATCTATAGATAAATTCTCTTTGTACCCATTTTTTATAGACCAATTATAAAAATTTTGAAAACCGCCTTCTCCTTGCCATTCATCACATACTTTGACGCCTTTAGCACCATACCACTTATACGCCTTATCTTTTCTGTTTTCACATCTTCTTCTCATTGAACACCAAACCTCGAACAATTTGCTGTTACTCATATTATGCGTAGTCAGTTCATTTATATGGCGATTTCGATTTTCATTGTTGAGACACCCACAGCTTTTTGTATATCCCCCTTTGAGTTTTGAACTTTCAACAGTTGTTTCTTTTCCACAAACACATCTACATTTCCAATATACTTTTTTACTATTATTCCTATATACTCTTTTAATAACTGTTAGCCTGTTAAATGTCTTGCCTGTCAAATCATCAAAATTATATGCCGTCATTCCTTTTTTAAAAGCCATCTTTCAATCTCCTTTATACGTATATACTTATTTACGTATATTATAACAATTTTGCATATTTACGTCAATACGTATTTATGGTATACTGTTAAAAAGGAGGTTTTGCAATGTCTAAAATCAAATTCACAACCACAATAGAAAGCGAATTGTTGGAAAAGATTAAAATTCAAGCAATCAAAGAGCATCTTTCTGTATCAGCAATATTAGAAAGACTTATTATCGAATACTTATCAAGCTTGTCTAGTAACGATTAAATTAGAATTCTGCACTTCAATAGCCTGTGTAGATGTATTCTGTACCGCTACTGTACTGCAACAGCCACAAGGTACATCAACGTATGCCTGTGAACTAATATTCTGTAAATTTTGTGCTGCGGCTGGTGTTACAATCATTCGTGTTGACTGCAAAGGCTCTCCGTCAACCGCGATTGCAAGTGAAATTTCTCCAACTGTACCGCCTGTCGGTATCTGAATATTGCCGGAATACGATACTAAAAATCTAGCCTTACACTGATTGGTGATACCTCTTAACTTGATAATTCCGCTTCCCTGTCTGTGTACGATACATTTTGTTCCGTTTACTGCTGTTTCTGTAAATGCCACATCTTCTCCAGCGGCAACGGTTTGTAATGCAATTCCTGTTACTTCCATTATTTTTACCTCTCTTCCATAAAAATAAGGGCAAACATTATAGTCTGCCCTTTGGTTATAAGTAATACTGCTTAGCAGACATAATCGAGTTAAACTCAATTAAGATACTCAATTATTCATTTTTGCGTAGCTGCTACTTTTAGCAGCCACATCCTGTATTGCAACCACATCCATAAGCATAAGCATTAGGATTAGGTACTGTGTATGCCGGGATTGGTGCCGGGTTTACAGCATTGATAATCTGCTGTGTCTGAGCTGCCATCTGAGTTGTAAGTAATGCACTCTGACGATCCTGCGAAGCGGCTCTGCGTAAATCATTGTTCTCTGCTGTAAGTGTTGCTATCTTATCCTGGCATAAGTAGTCAAGAATTGCTCTTGTTCCTGCATTCTGACTGTCGATAATATCTCTTGTATTATTGTTCATTGTGTTCTGTAAAGCACAAGTGTTAGTAGCCATGTTGTAGTTTACACCCTGAATGGCTTCTCTCGTCTCGCAGCAACAGTTAGCGAGCTGTGCCTGTAATGCGTTTGTATTCTGCATATTAGCGACTGTATCAGCGTTAATAGCTTGCTGGATACCGAATCCGGTCTGCATGATATTTGTGTTAATACCATTGAAACCTGTGAGCATACTATTGTTCATAGCATAGAAGCCGTCACAAAGTCCGTTAGAAATGCCATCTAACTTGCTGATAACTGCCTGATTGTCAAAACCTCTTTGTATAGCTGAATCAGTGTAGCCTGCGCCGTTGCCATTTCCACCGAAACCGCCCCAGCCGTTATTGCCCCAGCCAAAGATTAAGAGAATTACAATCCACCATGCACCATCGCCCCACATACCATCGTTATTACGATTATTGCCTGTTACTGCGGCAATATCTGCGAGACTAACTCCGTTTGAATTAAACATCTTGTTTACCTCCATTTATTTTATTAACAAATGGGATAACCGGTCATTATGTGCGCACAACCCAAAATGTCCTAATTCATCATACCCTTAATATCATTAAGGTTTATTCCTTGTGTATTCATAAAATTACTTAAAATTTGCTCTGCGCCTTGCGTGTTTCCACTGTTTATCTGATTAAGCAAGTTTTTTGCCATAGGATTTCCACGCTGTGCCGACTGTTGTAAACAATTCATTGCCATTTGCTGTGGATTCCGAATTGACTTAAGTTGATTTATAGTTTGAATTAACTGCTGATTCATTCTTCATCACCGCCCTTACTTTGAGTTCTTGATGTTTTTCTCTGTGTTCCTAAAGATTTATCAAATCTATTTTCCAACTGCCCTATTTTCTCCGATAATTCCTCAAACTTATTCAGAAATAGCTGTGTGCTTTCGTCTGATAGGGTAAATTTAGCGTTTTCTGTATTAGCCATAGAATTTACTGTCTGATTATCTTTAGGGGCTGTATAAGGCTTATACACAACCGTCTTAATTGTTCCGTCAGCATTCCAACCCTTAACATAAATTTCCGACATATCCTGCTTAGGGAAAAATGCCATTGAGCCATCCATAGGCACTTCATTTGCATTAATATTTTCAACTGTCTGTACTATTCTTCCGTTAATGCCTGCTATCTGTTGTGGCATAACCTGTTGATTTGCTAAGGACATTTGTGTCCCTGCCACTGGCTGCTGTAAGCTCTGCTGATAATTTTGTAAAAAGTTCATTCTATCCATATATGGATTTTGAGATTGCATATAAGAATTATTCATCATAGGCACTGCTTGATAAGGATTGTTCATTGTCTGCCTCCTCTAAAACTTCCTCGATTGCGTGGATAACAAGAGATAATGTCACTAAGTCAAGCTTTTGCAATTCTTCTTTGCTTAAGATTTTTTCTCTAACTTCATCAGAAAACATTCGCATTACCTCTCTTTCTAGTTACATTTTTGCATAAAAAAAATCACTTATAGCGACACATAATAGACATATGTACGACATATAAGCGACAATGCTGAAATTATATAATTGTAAAACGTGATAAATGCGGCATTAGCACTTCCTATATGTTATAGGAACTGCATTAAGTTTATGCTAAAAATTCTTAAGCTGTATTTCAATATTTCCATTGACAATTACTATCTTGTCAATTATAGTCTTTAGTATCAAGTTCTTTTGTTTCTTGTCGACCTTATCCCAAATGTCGGCAAGTTTTTTTATGTTCTCATACACAAATTCTTTTTTCTGCGTATTAATTGCATTTTTGCTTTCAGCGGCAATGTTTAATTTCATTTCCTTAATCTGTGCTTCCAGTTCTTTAATCATTTCTAAGACAGTATCATTTCCGTCAGCATACAGATTATACAATCTTTTTAGCTTAATCTGTTCCTTTTCAAGCTGTGATTGCATAATTTCAAGTTTCGTCGCCTTTTCCTTTGGTTTATAAGACGATAAATCAAGCGATATTTTAAGGATTTCTTCTTCTACTTGTTTCTCTATCTCGTCCGCCCATTCAAGCGAATTATTACAGCTTGCATTATAATTAGGCAGATATGAAAGCGATTTATTTCTTGAGCAACAATAAATCTTATGTTTTTCACTGCCCCATTTTTGATAGCGCATTTTGCAACCACAAATTCCACAATAACATAATCCGGTCAATAAATTAGGTTCAGTTATGCAGTAAGTTTTTGCTGAACACCTCGACTTTCTTAGTTCTAATCCAAGATTAAACCTATCTTTATCAAAAACAGGTTCGTGTTTTCCTTGATATATTTTACCTTTGTATGGTATCATTCCGATATTTACAACGCCGGTCAAAATGCTTCTAGTAACAAGTTCAGACTTAAAGCCGCAAATTTCTTTAATTTTCGCATCTGAATAGCCAGATATGAACAATTCAAGACCTTTTCTTGCCTGTTCTGCACGTTCCGGGATAGGTATTAATATGCCTTGTTCCTTACTGTAGGAATAACAATAAGGCAAATTGCCACCACCCATCCAGTAACCCTGCTTAATTCTTTCAAGCATACCGCCACGCATTCTTAATAACATGGTGTTCTTATCAAGCTGTGCAAATACAGCCATCATCTGCGTATAAGCCTGCTCCATCGGACTGTCATAATTCACACTATCGTGTACACATTTAAACACAACATTATATTTTTGAAATACTTTTTCAATTAGATATATTCCGTCAATCATATTTCTTGATAATCTGTCAAGTTTAAAGGCTACAACACAGCGTACTCTCTTACGACTACAATCATTCACAAGCCTTTGGAGTTCTGGTCTATCCATATTCGTACCGGTGTAACCATCATCAATATACCAATCTGTTATTACAAGCTCATTTTTTCTACAATAATTTTCAATATCTCTTTTTTGGCTATCAAGTCCGTTACCCTCAACAGCCTGTTTTTCAGTAGATACTCTCATATAAGCAACACATTCCATATATTTTATCTCCTTATAATATAAATAAATGTGCCGCATTTATCACGTTCTACGGCACATTGTAACACATATTTACTTGTTGTCAATTATCTCTGCAATTATCTTTAGTAAGCTGTCTGAAAGAGTTATGTTTTCTGTTTTTACGTCTTCACCATTTTGAGTAACCCTAATCATTGTATAACCTCCAACTTACTTATTTTCTTTTTAATTTTGTTTATCTTGCGATTGACTGTTCTATCACACACGGACAGCCGCATAGCAATTTCTGTAATGCTTCTGCCCTGTGATAGTAACTTGAATATTCTCAATTCTTCTTCTGTAAAATTGGCATTTTTAATTATCTCATCAAGTTCCGGCTTAGTCAGTTCTGAAAACTTCATAAGCCTATCTCCTTATTTAAACTTAATATGTTCTATTCCTGTTTCTTCGTATAACTGATTAACAAGCTCTTCTGCTGTGAATAATCCGTCATTATAGTTATCTATAAGCACTTTGAGTTCTCTCTGTACTTTTGTTAATCTCTGTTGTCCGAAACCGAACTTATCGTGCAGCACCCATAAAATTAATATTAATGCTGATTCAAAATTTTTCTTCTGCTGTTCATTGCTAATTCTATTCATCTGAACACGTAACATTTGTTCCTTAAACTTTTTCTGTTCTGACTTACTCATACATACTCCTTATTTATCAAGTATTTTGACAATTTTCTTTATTATTTCTTGTACTGAAACTTGGTTTTGAACATTTTCTTCTAAAACTTTTTGCATTTCTTTCAGAATTAAAGTGTGGATATGCATTGAGTACTCTAATTCTTGTATTCTTTGCATAATTTCATCTTTCTCTTCTTCCGTTTGTTCACCGCTTTCTTAAAAATTGATTATCATACCGCCATAAATGCTTGTTATTGTCATTCTTAAGACTTTTACCCCTTTCATAGTCTGTCTGCCAGCATTTCTGACACAACTGTCCTTGCGGTCTGTCAATAGGTTCTCCACAACGATAGCACAAGTGATTTTCCTTGCGATATTCTTTTATATTCTGCCTATTTTCAGTTCTTTTTCTGTGGATAGCATTATCTTTACTCTGGCATATAAAACACTTTGCTTTGCCCTCAACAGCTTTAGCCTTACCACATCTAACACATATGCCAGCTTTTCTACGTTCAGCGTATAAGTTTTTCGAATACTGTTTAAATGCTTCATTGTTTTTTCTTCGCTTATCATCACTTAATGGGTGATTAGCTCTATATTCAGCTTTGTTAGCCAAACATTCCGGACATATCTTTTCATCACCCACAAGTTTATTTTTGCGACATTCCGGGCAAATTTTAAACTGCCTGCAAAGTTCTCTAGTTTCTCTACTGTAAGCCGTTTGCTTCTCCCTACATTCTTCACAATAAAAGCCTTTTCTATCAAGTGGCTTGCCACATTTAGGGCACAATCCATTCTCTCGGCGGTAATTATATAATTTCTTCTGCGGACTAATTGGCGTTGTCTCCATTGAAAATCAACCTCTCATTCTGTCAATTCTATCTTGTACCTCTCTAGGTGCTTCAATATACTCTTCTGCGTTTGTATTTTGACCAATAAGGACATTTTCTTTGATTGTAGGTGTATTTATATCTCTTTGGAATTTTTGCTGGAATTGAGCTTTATACGAAATTGCATTCATCTTTTCGATAAGTGATTTAATGTCGTCTGGCATACGATTTATTTCATTTGCACGCTTAACAACTGTTTCATAGGTTCTTAAGAAATTCGATTGTATTACTGTTTCTATCGTCTGATAATCTGATGTCGCCCAGTTTTTAAGGTTATCTGGCATACCAACCGCCTGTTTTACAAGTGGCGGGGGCGTGTTTAATTCTTCAACCGCCCCATAAGTGCCATTCCGTAACGCTTTACTAACTAACCCCCAAGCTGCCATTCCGTCAAGTTCCTGCGGTTGTGATATAGTCTGTATTTTACCTATCAACTGTCCTATACTTGGAGCAAATCCGCTTATATCAGAGTTGATGTATGCTTTAAGTGCAACTGACACTTGTTCATAACTGTAATTATTCAGCATCATATTCCACACATCTACTGTTTCGGATAAGTTGTTAGGCTTGTAGTTAGGGTAGCAATCACACATAATGCGGATGATTTTAACTGTTTCTTCTCTTGTCATTGCCATCTCCTTTCAGTTGATTAGAAATAGTATCTAATTTGTCGCATATAATAGCACTATTAATCGCTATTGTTCTTAAAAGTGATTCAACCCTTCCGTTGTGCGGATAATCGTATCTGAAATTAATTCCATTAAGTGTATCATCTAATCTGCTCATTCTTACTGCCCCCTTTTTTACACATTACCCCAGTCAATAGCACCCTTATTGAAAATCTGATTGCCTTGCTTATTAGAATTATCTTCTTTCAGCTCAAACAGTCCTTGCCAGCAATGGTCTACTGACTGATTAAGAATTTTAACAGCCAAGTCATTATCTCCACCTGACAGCTTTTCAAGAGTGTTCATAGCCCTATGTAATGCCTTGTCGGTACATATAGGTTTTTTAATTCTCTTACGCATTGTCACATACTCGTTAAATGCTTCATCAAGTAATTCATCATTGGGATAATAACTTTTCTTTTTGGATATTACGTTAGTAATATCTTTTTCTGTATTCTTATCTTCTTTAATTTCTTCTGTTCTTTCATTCTTACTTTCTTTTAATATAGAGTTTGTTAATAGAATGTTATCTGTTTGTTGATTGTTTGTTAAGTTGCTTGTTATTTGTTTGTTATCTTGCTTGTTATCCGTTTGATACAAATTGTAGTTAACCACAGTAAATATCGTGAATTTGTTTGTTGCTTTGCTTGTTATTTCGCCTGTTAATTGCAAGTGTTTTAGTGAGGTACGAATTTCCATTACAGATAAATTAGTTTCTTTTGATAATTCAGATATTGAAGAGGGGAAAGACCCTCTTTCAATTATCTTGCCTTTGTAATTTCCGTCTTTCCAATAGGCACTTATCAACATATACATAAAAAGTCTGAATGTATTAATATCGCTCCACCATTCCCACTTTAAAATCTTTCTGTCAATTTTAATAAAATTGCCTGCCATAATTACCTCTTCAAGTTCTGTCACATTGTTACTTCACTAAATCATTAATATTAACTCTGAATCCGTCAAATTCCTTACCTTTACTTCTAACATAGGTAGATGTATCAAAGAACATTAAGTTGCCCTCTCTGTCCGTTGCCATACTTACACCATTTCTTGTAAGACTGCTTTTGAGTAGGTCAAGTAAAATCTGTATTTCCTGCTTTGTTTCGTCTTTCATTATTTACCTCTCCATATTTCCTCATTAAGAATATACTGCCTGATAAATCTATCTGCATATTGTGGGTGTATCATTGACCTTGCTGTTTTCTTATTGTCCGCCCCTGTTTTTGTATAATGTTCTTTTGACATTGTCCTTATAGCGTCCTTACATTCGATAGCGTTATAACTAATTGGCTCAAAAATAAGATTGTTCTGTGGCTCGCAATTCAAAAACCAATACTGTGTAGGCTTTTTAAAGTAATCTCCGCTATCTCTCCTATCTCTGTCAATTACCGCTGGGGAATAGCACCAATATCGTCTTAAAAAATGCTCTTCTGAATAAGGGTTCTCCATTACTAACTTCAACCCTTTTCTTATGCAGATAATAAACATTTTGTTTACCAAATCATACATAAGCGAAACTTCTTTAAGCAAATTCATATCAAATTCGCATTTTTCTTCTAAAGACCATTTTTTCTGACTTGCCGACTGTCCTCTGAACCACAGCATTATCTGATTTTCAAACCTTATGCAAGGGAAAAACGCAAATATCAAATCATCAGGACTTATCTTATCAAACAAACTCGGCTCGCCTTGATACCCCCCCCTCTATCTCTTTAAAAAGGTCTATAACATAGTCAGTTTCGTTAAATTCATTCTGAATATCATAGTCGTAGGCTTCAATTCCATACTTTTTGAAAGCGTTCTTGAATGTGCCTGACTGTTCAAATAAACAATGCACTATCATACTGTATCTCCTATAAAATCACTTATATCCATCTGTTGCTCTTTTTCAAATACAAGCATTTCATTCTTTGCACGTTCGTAAAAGTTTCTGTCAATCTCGAATCCGTATGCACTTCTGCCAAGTTCTGCGGCGGCTCTTAGCGTGCTACCGCTACCGCAACAAGGGTCAATAACAGTATCTCCCTCGTCTGTAAAAATCTCAATCAGCTTTTTAAGGACTGCTACAGGCTTTTGTGCTGGATGAATTTTTGGTATGTCTTTTCCGTCTTTCTCCCAGTTGAACCAATTAAATACCATATGCCCTGTACCTCTGATATTCTTTCCGTTTTCATCAATCTGCAAGCCGTTTCTGAATTTCGGTAACTTATTTCGGTATAGTACGAGTGCATATTCCGTAGCACCAACGATACGCATATTCGCTTTAAGTACCTGTGGGCTGTAATTTTTACAGAATACAAGCGGTATGTAATTAACAAATCCGTGTTTCTTCGCCGCCGCAATCAATGTTGACAACTGCTCAAATAAACAAAATACAATCATACAAGGACTGTTACTACTTCTGCCCCTTGCGATAGGCTTTGCGTCCTCCTTTTTCAACATTTTTGAGCAAAAATGGAAGTATTCATACAGATTGAAATTAAAATCTGAATTGAAAGCTGCTTTCTTCGCAAGTTTGCTCTCTCCGTTCTTATTATCGCCACCGTTGTACCACATAGGGTTACTTCCATAGAAATTAGTTCCTACATTGTAAGGAACATCAGCAATAATAAGCTGTGCTGGGGGTATTGCGTATTTCTTGTAATTCTGCATAGAATCACGATATATCTCGCATTTAATCTTCTTTTTATACATTCTAAATCTACCAAAAGGAAACCTCGGTTTTATGTCGCGACAACCTATTCCTTTCTTTGATTTTTAGTCTATAGTTCTATACTTATCTTCGTGAAATTCCCTATCTTCTTCATTGGAATAGGCTCTTTTACAATTCGTACAAAATTCTAAATGCACCTCTATATCTGTGCTGTTTTCGTATCTACAGCCATTGCAATCATTCATTCTGAATCACCCACTTTCAATATCTCAAAAGTTTTGCCTTTGTCTAGCGTTAATTCTGTTCCGTCAATATTGCCATTTAGCTTGTTTTGGCAGTGACACAATAGCGTTTCAAGGTCACAAATTCTACCTGCCCCATATTCACTTCTTATGAAGTCAAGAACTCTGTCTACACTTTCCACCCTGTACTTTACTATCTTTGAATTGTAATCAAGTCTTATATCCGCAATTTTTCTTTCGTGCTGTTGGATTTCAACTAAATCACGCACGCAAAGTGCATAATCGCTAATAAGTTTTTCCTTTGAATCTCGTGCGATTTCTTCCGCTGTATAGCCTTTAATTCCGCTCATTCGTTCCTACCTTCTTTCAATAAATCCATAAACTTCTCATACTGTTTCTGCGATACCTTGTTATGCTCTTTTTCTGGCTTTAAGCGGATTATAAGGTGCTTTTCAGCTATAGACGACAATTCCCTTGCTAACACCTTTTTGCCTTGCTGTATGCCGTCTCTGTAGCCTTTAGAGGGCTTAAATTCATTTATCTTCTCCTTGCCCTCTCCTTGACCGCCAGCCGTCTTGTTATATCTGCACTGATAACCTCTTTTTGTGTATTCCAAAATCCAATATTGCTCCATTTCGTCAAGCTTGTCTTTTGGATAGTACATAACATTCAATTTCCAACCATAAGGATTTTTTTCGCTATAAAATCCTCTTTTCTTGATTGATAAATCTATGTGCTGATAGCCTGTCAAGTGCGATATACTACGTTCTAAGCAATCTACGCTTTGGCCGATATAAAAGTACGATATTCCGTTTTCATCGGTTCTAGTGTAGAAATAAATACCACTTTGATTCTTCATATCGGGGCAAGCGTTTAATATGCGTTCTCTGTTCTTACTTTTTATGGCATATAATTGTTTATAATTTACACTTGGCATTTCTCTTACCTCCTAATATCTAAATCGCGTAATATTAGTATCGTCTGACCAACAGCCGAATGTATCGTTATTGCCATAAGCTTTGACGCTTACTGTAGCTCCGTCCATACCATCTGCGATGAAATCATCAGTGTAATTAGTGCGGTAAAACGCTGTATAAGTCGTGTCGTATTCTTTCCATGTTCCATCAGCCTTTGTGATTCTTACTTTGTAAGACGTTGTATTTTCGACTTCTGACCACTTGAATGCCACATAGGCGTAATGAAAATACCTTGATGCACTCTTGTAGTAAGATGCACATTTCACCACCGGAGTAGCGAGGACGCATTTCTCGAGCCAATTTTTTACAGCATTGTTAATAGCATCTTCTAAAGCACCATCAGGCTGAAAGTTGATATCTGGAATCTTCACAGATGGTGGTTTAAGTGGTGGCGTACATGCCGACACCGGCACCACATTAAAAACCCCCATTGCAATCACACAAGTCATAGCTATTGTTCTTTTCATTTTTCTACACATGGTTTTATCCTCCTTTAGTTTGTTTGCATCAATTAATTTCATACTCACACCTCTTTAATTAAATGGTAATCCCTCATCAGCTACATTGTCTGGAATTGACATAAAGCTGTCTGAATTAGCATTACCGCCCATAATTCCGTTACTGCTATTATTCTGCTGACTAGCACGACTTTCGCAAAATTCGTGTTTTTCAACAACACAATCATTAGTGTAGACTTTCTGTCCGTCCTTGTTAGTATAGTTGCCTGTCTGCCATCTGCCCTCAACGATAATCTTAGTTCCCTGGTGTAAATACTTCTCTGCAAACTCTCCATTCTTGCCAAATGCAATGCAGTTAATAAAGTCTGCTGCCTGTTCGCCCTCTTTCTTGAAAGCTCTGTCAACGGCTAATGTGTATCTTGCTACTGCCATACTTCCATTTGCCGTCTGTGAATATCTAATTTCCGGTTCTCTAACAACTCTTCCACATAAAATCACACGATTCATCTATTTTCCTCACTTTCTACTAACTCAAATCTGTATTTCTGTTCTGCATTAGGATATTTTTCCTCATCAACCTCGCTCATAAACATTTCAAGAGGTCTATTCCAGATATGCCTCTCATATTCATATACAACTGAAATTTCCTCGGTTTCGGTGTGCCTTGAAATACCGATAATAGTAACAATCTTGCCAATCTTAAAATGCTTATATTTCTCGCCTTTCTGTGGTAAAGGTCTGTCAAATTCTGTACTGATGTTATCTGCCTTAAAATGCCTTGTGAGTAATGCAAGGTCACAGTTTGGCTTATCTTCGCCATCAAGATTAAATTCTTCCGACTGTTCAATATGAAACTGCTGCCACCATTCGCCAGGCATAGTATCAAAATAACTTTCCAATTCTTTTGCTGTAGTTTCTCTATCGCAAACTAAATAGCCACTAACTCTAAATATTCTTGCCATATTCTCTCCTATCCGCTTCTGATTGAAGCCATTCCATACAACTAGCTTCTCCCTCGTATTCTTCGCCAAATGTGTTCTTAAAAGCTATAAGAAACTCTGCCAATTCTTCATCCGACATATTCCTTATCCTGTCGGCATTGGTTGTTGTGAATTTAGATGAAGTAATCTCCATCGTCACGTCCGTAATAAGTCCATCTCCATAACCATCTAGCTTTACGCATTCAATACTGCCGGCAAAATTGCCATTTAGAGATAAATTCAACATTCTTGGTTTTCCTGTAGCACCACCATATCTATTTCCTTCTGTATCAAGAATTTTTATTAAATCATCAACTGTTACATTTTTCACTTCTCAGTTCTCCTTTCTAAAACGGGCACTCATTAGGATTAGCAAGTAGCCATTCCTTGTTACGCTCTGCAACATCTATATTTGCCCCACAAGCGACTTTTTTCATCTTCTCGATAAAACTATCTCTATCAGAATTTTCACTCGATAAATGGCACATTATGACGTTCTGCAAGTGGTCTGAATAATTCTCCTTGACAAAATCACAAGCTGTGTCAATGGATAAGTGACCTCTGAAAACGTGATTGTTTTTAGCCGGATTGCTCCAGTCAACCATATCTTTGTCGTAATTAACACCAAGAAGAATATGGTCAATATCCTTAAATCTCCATTTGATAACTTCGCAATCGGTTATGTAAAGCATTCTCCCCATTTCCTTGTGAGTAATCAGAAATCCGTATATCGGGCAAGGTGTTCCATTTGCGTCTGTGTGTGTCCAGTTTCCATCCATTGTTGTTAGGTCAAATTTTCTCACAGTAAAATAAGAATTTGCTAGAAACTGGTTCATAAGCAAGGTTTCATATGGCTTACATATTGGAATACCCATAGCTTCAAAATCTTTTACTGACTTGCTGTGATCAAGGTGTTTATGGGTGCATAACACACCCACAACATCTGTAATATCCCATTTCAAGCCTTTCTTAATCTCCTTAATCGGTATTCCGCAATCAAGGATAAGTGTTTCTCCACTGTCGGAAGTTAGCAGATAGCAATTTCCGGCTGATGATGAGCCTAAACATTTTAATCTCATACTCACACCTCGATTTCATCATCTTGTGGGAACTGAAAGTACTCTGTTGTAGCTTTCTGAAATTGTTCCTCACTCAAAATACTCTGTACTTCTTCAAAACGCTTTGAACCGGCTGTGCAATGATAAAACACATTATTTTCATACGCTTTTCTAAGCATTTCCGTAGCCTTAATTGCCTTTGCTTCGGTGGAATATTCAGCCAATCTAGCGCCGTGCGGTGCGGATATGTTGTGACAATAGATACAAACGTGTTCCACATCTTTACACTTTGCAATTGATATCGCCAAAGAAATATATTCATATGGAACATCTATCGTTCCGTCCTGTGAAATTACTCTCATATCAGTTCTCCTCGCTCTGCATGAATGGTGGTAGCTCCTCTGACTGCTTGTCGGCTGTGTCGGTCGGCTCTACATCAATTATGTTGTCCTCATCAAAATCTACACTATTTGCGTTTTCTTTGATTTCATCAGCAACAACCTTTTCTGTATCAAGTTTTACATCTGATACATTTTGAAATTCCTCTTGTGCATATAAACCTTGAAATCTATCTGGAAATGCTTCTCTTAAAGCCTGTACAACAGCTACTTTTCTAATCATTGTAGCCGGTTTTTTCGCCCATTGGCTATTGAGCGAGCCGTCTTTTTTTCTTCCTGCATACTCATCAAAGCCTACTGACTGATACTCGTCCTCTTTTCCGTCAATAAAAATTTTTGCCCAGCCACCTACGATAGTTTCGTTAGGTAAAACCATTGTTCCCTCTCGCTCTTCAACAGCTCCGTCCTTTTTAATTACAACAATTCCTGCTTTCTTTCCCTTATATCGTGGGTCTGCATTGGCTCTCTTTGTAAAAACATCTTTTCCAGTAACTATTGTGGCTGGGTCGTTGCTTCCATACTTAATAAGGTATGCTTCTCTCAAAAACGGATTTAAGTGCTGGTATCTGCATAATGACATAAACATCATTACTTCTCCGTCAGATACATTACCACCGCCACTTACAAGGTATCTTCTTATCATTGTTGGAGAAATTTTTACCATTTCCCCATTTGATTCATACTCAACTAACTGTGTATTCTCTGCCATAATTATTCCTCACTTTCTTCTTTGTATTGCTCTTTCTATCGCATTTTCACCGTTACTCTCATTTTCCCATTTTCTTAAAGTTTGCCTACTAACTTTTAGCTCCCTACTCCAATCTGATAACGTTTTAGTAGTTCCATTGTGCGTGATATAATGACTATTACGCCTATTCTTAGATTGCTCTCTAGCCGGAATCCAAGTACAATTAGATGGTTCATAGTTTCCGTTTACGTCTATTCTTTCCAAGGTTAGTGATTCTTCATAGCCATTTTCAATAGCCCAATCGTAAAATAAGCAAAAATTATTTTTCCACTCATCACACATCACTATTCCTCTACCGCCATAATAAAAATAAGCTTTGCTATTCGGGTTAAAACAGCGTTGCTTAACATCTGTGTATATGCTGTACAATCTGGTATGTGTTTTATTATGAGTAGTAAAATACTCTGCGTTTCTTTGAGTTTTTATGCAACCACAACTTCTTACATTACCACTTCTTAAACTATCGCTTGATACCACTTTTTCATTACCGCAATCGCACAAGCAATTCCAATAGCAATTCTTGTGCCCAGATTTAGAATATTTGTACTCACAAAAACCAAGAACGATAAGCTTTCCATACCTTTTTCCAGTTATATCTTTGGTTTTTATTCTTTTATTTTCGCTAATCATTTTTTATCTCCAAAATTTCCATATCTCCATCACTAACAGCTAGCATTATTACTTGTGATTTAATTTTTTTTATAATATTTGATACATTTTCTGAATCGAGTGATTCTATATCATCAACAATTAAAGGGCAATTTATGTTACATATTTTTTGAATAGATAAACATATATCTATCTTCCCCATAATTTTCTTTGCTTTATTTGATGTACAATCTAATAACGATTTGTTATCTATGGTAGGAATACAAACTGTTTTATAACCACCAGACTTTGTATAAGTGAACAACTGCCACTTAACTAACCCAAAATGGCTGTTTACTGCCTCTGTTAAGGCTTCATTCTTTGCCTTATCAAGTTCATCAAGTAAATCAAGGATTTTCTCGGCATTAGCCTTATTCTGTTCAGAATCAATCCTTGTCTGCTTTAATTCTTCAAGTCGCTGTTCATCTGCTGTCGTATCAGCCTTTGCAATCTGGCTTTCACATTCTGCTAACTGCTGCCTTAAAGCTGTTTCCCGTGCTTTTAATTCTGCCTTAACTGCTGAAATATCATTAGCCTTGTGCATAGCCTCTTCTTTTTCTGCAATCTGCTGTTCAATTGCCTTGTATTCTTCTGTAGCTGATACATCAATTTCCTGTGGAAGTTCGGATAACTGCTTTTCAAGGTCTGCAATAGCTGTGTTCAGCATTTCAAGGCTTTCTCTATGCTGTGGCAACTCTTTCTGTAAATCTTTAAGAATCTTCTTATTCTTATCAAGTTTGTCTTTAAAAAGGTTGCCATTGTTTGTGATAAGCTTTAATTCTTCTGCCTTGTGGCTTTCAAAATCGGTTCTTAACTGTTCTTTCTTATCTTCGGGATATTCCTGTCCGCAGTAACTACAAATAAGGCTTGTTTCGTCAAATTTGCGTTCATTCTCTGCTTTCCATTCGTTCCTTATATCCTGCAAATTCTTATTTATGCTATCAATGGTATTCTGCTGATACTCAATGCTCTTTTCTGTATCAGTAATAGTCTTTTCTGTCTGCCTAACAAGAAACTGCTTATTAGAGATCTTGTTCTCAATATCTCTTCTAGCCTTAATATTTTCCTCATTGGCTTTACGGCGAATATCGTCAAGCTCAAACTTTAAGCTGAGAATATTAGCACTAGCATTGTCATATTCAGCCATCAGCTTGTCATTGTCGGTCTGCTTTGCCACGCAATCAACAATCTGCTCTTTAAGGCTGTTCTTCTGTAATTCAAGGTCAGATACTTCAATAGCCTGCTTAAGCTGAATATCTCTTTCCTTTTCCTTAATCTGTCCGTCAAGAATAGGCAAATCCTTTGTAATCTTGGTCTTTGTAGCCTTATTCATAGCTGATAATTCTTCAACTGTATACTTATTAAGTAAAGGAACTAACTCGGCTAATTCAGCTTTCTGTGAAGCTATATCAAGGTCTGTAACATCTCCTACAAGGTTGAATAGGTATTCTCTCATTTCTGCCGGCTTCTGATTAAGAAAAGCATTTACATTACTGCACATCTTAAATACATTCATATCCACATCAAGATATGCATTGAAGTCCTTAAGATTCTTTCTCACATCATTAATGTAATATGAGTTATCATCCTTATAGCCTGTCTTATCCTTGTTGTATGTACGGACCTGTACTTTCTTCATAGTTATTTCTTTTCCATCAACATCAAGTGTAAGTTCAACACTTGTGTCCATATCATCAACGGATTTTCCGTCAATCTCTCTTCTGACAACCGGATTATCCTTTAATTCATAATCACAGTTAAACAAGCACCACAGATAAGCTGTGGCAATAGTCGACTTACCCTTGCCATTCTTAGCCGTAATCTTTGTAATGGCATAAAAATCAAAATCTGCGTGTGCATAGCACATAAAGTTTTCAAGTATTACCTTTTTTAAAATCGCTCTTTCCATAAACATATCCTTTCCTTATTTATATATTCATAATGAATACATCATCTTCTATTGAGAAGTTATCAACTGTCTTATCCGCAAGATAATGCCGTCTGTCAAGTTCATCAAATGTGCCGTCAAAGATAACGCCTTGAACTGGATGCCATACTTGGCAACGCTTTTCATTGTCTGCTGCCATAGCTGCTAATTCCGAAACTGTAACATCACTATTCATCAGCATTCTCCTCTTCCTCTATAATCTCAACTCTGCCTACTGATACCTCATAAGCTACTCTGTTTTCAATTTCATCTTCACTTATCTTCTTTGCATAAGGTCTTGACTGAAACCTACCTGTCATTTCTATATGTGTTCCTACTGGCAAGTGACCGACAAACTTAGCTGTTCTGCCCCAAGTTATGCAAGGTATATAGTCTGACTTGCCATATGCTCTGTTAACGGCTATGAGAACATCTGTTATTTCTCTTCCAAGAGGTGTTACCCTGTATATAGGTTCTTTACAGATAAAACCTCTAAGAACTACATCATTATTAAAAGGTAGTTCTTCCTCGTTTTCATATATCTCTATATTTTCAGTAAAGATTGCTAATATCAGCTTGCTTTTTTCACCTATATGCTCGTTGTAGCTTCTTATTCTTCCTGTAATCATTACGCAAGCACCTGCTTTTAATTCGTTCATATCTACAATTCTTTCAGATATAAGAACAGGAAGTGTATCTACTGCTCCGCTAACCCTGTCAATAGAAATCATCATCTTAAAGAATTTTTCTCCGAAAACTTCGTGATTAAAAACTGGTTCTTCTGCAACTAACCCAAAAGCTGTAATATTGTTATTTCTCTCTTTCATCTTTAGTTCTCCTTCTCTTTTTCTACAAATCCAACAACCTTACCGCCGTCAATAACTGTATACATATCCTTTTTCTCGTACATATCAATGCAATCCTGTACTGTTATTACTTTCTCGTTTACCTGTTTCATATTGTTCAATCCTTTCTTTTCTCTTTGCCCTTGCCATTGTCAGAACGATACAAGCCAGTTCTAAAAACATCCCGAATATCGTTCCTAGCATAAATCCCTGTATCATAGCTTATATCTCTCTTTCATTATTGTAGGCAGTTCGTAGCAGTCGATAAAATCGTGAGTGTCTGCTATGTACTTCTTTTTAAGTTCACTCAAACCACACCCGTATTCGTGCTTTAACTGCCCTAAAATATCTCTTGTAACTATGCTCCTTAATGGCTCACAATGTTTATTTCTTCCTAAGAGGTAACTTGTTCTTCTGCCAATATGTGCCAGGATTTCAAGCTTTTCTACCTCATTAATCTGCTCTCTTTCGCCTTTTTCAGAAATAATAAATATCAATCTGCTAAAACTCCTTTCTAATTAATAAGCTGAAATATCATTTGCGCAATAAATAATATTGCTGATAACATCCATAAATATTCAGCTATCTTGCTGTCTCTCTTAGCTTTCTTGTATGCTGCAATAGAGACTTCTAAATTGTTTCTTTCCGCAATCAGTTCTTCTACTGATATGCTATACTGTGGTGTTGCCTGTACTTCCTTTTCCATAAAACAATCCTCCGCTTAATCATCAGCTCTCTAAGTTTATCTGTGCATTGCAATCTTTTATTAACATCATTGTGTTAGTGCTTGGCATCCAGTTTTTAATATATTCAACTGCCTGTTCATTCTTAAGCCTTGGTGTGTTGGCTCTTGAATTAACATTGAAATAATCCTTGTAATCGTGATTAATTTCTGCAAATACTTTTCTGCTTATTTCCTTATAAGCGTTACTGTTTTTACCGCCTAAGATTTTTATTACCCTTGCTGATACTAAGTCATTAAGTACTTTCTGCTGTCCGTAATCAATGTTCATTGTATTTTCTAACTTAGACACTCTGTCTGACACATCATCTAACATACCTAGCTGTATTCTCATCATTTCCTGTGGGGATAACTTTTTCTGATAACTGCCTGTCTTTCTGATTGACGGAAGCACCTCTCCTGTAACCCAATCTGTAAATCTCTCTGCACTTTCTTTACGGCTCTGAAAGATTGTCTTGTAAAGATTAGCCTCGCTAATAAATATCATCTTCTGCATTCCGCCCTTTGTAAGGGTATCCGCAGTATGGATACCCTTTTCAGATAACCTCTGCTTAACATTTCCTACATTTGATATTTCTAATGCCTTGCATACATCAGCTAAGCAAAACATAGGTTCATCATCTTTAGTAATGGTTCGGATTTCTCCAAACTCTGAATTGTTAAAAATCTGTAACTCCATAAACATTCCTTTCTAACAATGTGTGATATATTCCTTTTAAGGCACATTTGAGCAATTTTGCTCATTTCTATCTGTTGTAGCTTGTAGAACTTTATGTTTATTGATACAATAGAGAAGTGATGGTAGACATTTTCCAAAAAGGAGATTGTATGGATACTGTCATAGCATTGTGCGTATCAGTGGTCGGCTCATACTTCTGTGACGTAGACTTCTGCACCCTGTACGCTCTTATTTCTATATCAATAGAATTAAATAAATATGCTAAAGACAAAACTGCCAATCGGTAGGTAATTCACACTTGATACGAACAGGGCGCTATCCCTGCCAAAAAGAACTAATGATGTTTGAATAAAAGTTTGTAACTATTTACCGCTACCATCACTTCTCTATTGTATCAATATCAAAAATTCTAATTCTTATGTGTCTTGTGGTAACTTATGAAGTTACTTTCTTTGCAAAAAAAATCTCCATAGGATTTTCAATATTCAAATTATCAATCATAATCTGAATTTCGTTACTGCCAAAAACTCCCTTGTGCATTCGTAAATAGAAAGTCTTGGGTGTTACACCTATCATTTGTGCAACTTCTGTCTGCGTTTTTCCGTTTTCAGCAATAATCCCACGAAGCTTATTTGTATCAACCATCTTCTCATCTCCTTTCCAACTTCGTAACTTTTGAAGTTACTCTTATTATACACCGCAAAAGTAACTTGTCAAGTTATTTTTTTCTTGACTTGTAACTTTTTTGTGCTATAATCAAGTTACCGATAGGAAAGGAGGAAACACTAATGATTAAAACTGTTGGAGATAGGATTAAGGAACAAAGAGAGCTTAACAATATGTCGCAAGTAGAGTTGGCTAAAAAGATGGGCGTTTCTAAACAGACATTATATAAGTATGAAAACAATGCCGTAACAAACATACCAAGTGATAAAATTCAGATTGCTGCACAGATTCTTGATATTTCTCCATCGTATTTAATGGGATGGGAAGATAATTTATCTACTGATAATGCTGATATTATTCCCGACTTAATGTCAGATAAGAAAATGTTGGATAGTGTTAAGAAGTTAATGAAACTTAATAAAGAACATCAACAAACTATATTTGACAATATAGCCTATTGGTATGAGAAAGAGGGGCATTAAATGCCCCATTTCTTTTTGAATGATATAATTAATTCATATAAAAACTTTAAAAATCTTTTATTATTACAGCTATTGACTGTTTCTATTATTATTCGCCTGTATTCCTCATTACTCATAAACCTGCACTCCCCTCTCTTGCCCTTGCACGTTTGATAGCGATACGATTATTATAGAACACACGTTCTATCGTGTCAAGTGTAGCGGCGATATTGCCAACGCCAATCAAACAATATCGCCTGCCAGAACTTGAAAATGTTTAAGGGTCTTTTCTTAAAGACAAGTTTATTATACATTTATCGTTAGTATATTTCAAATACTTTCGGTCGTGTTATTTCGACTTTATTCGACAACTAACTGGAACTTGTCGATTGCATTACCCATAACGCCTGCATATCCGTCCATTCCATTTGATGTTTCATTGTCTATCTGTTCTGGATAGAAGTTGCGGTTATTGAATACAGATACCATATACTTTGCATACTTCCAAGGCTCACCCTCTGGCGTATAGTAAATGATTTCTATTGCGTCAATCTCGTGCTTCTTGTCACCTGCATAGCCATTATCGTAATCGTCATAATTAAAGCCAGTAACATAAGGAAGCCAATCTCCGCCCTTTAAGTGAACTCTGTACTTAACTGAACCTCTGCTAACCTTGATAATAAGTGCTGTGATAGCTTTATTGTCGCCTGCACCAGCCCAATCTTCTCTGTCCTCTACTTCACCCCACCAACGGTCTGTATAAGCGGCATATGTAGCATATACGTGTTCATCTGTGCTATCCTCTGTGTTATCTTCTTCGCTGTTATCTTCTGTGTTATCTTCATCATTATGGAAACCATAGAATTCTGATAAGTCACAAACTCCGTCTACTCCGTCAACAACGCCGCTAGAAGTATACTGCCACCCCGCAAGATAATGGTCGATACTGGGTGTCTTATCTGCGTTAACATCATCATTTAACTGCATTTCATCATATCCTAAGTAGTAACGTGCTATCCAGAACGAACAATCTAAGTCACTAGGGTTTGTATAAGGCTTGATGTAGCTACCATAGAATGATAAGCCAGTATATACGCCAAAGTCATATCCTGCACCCTCAATAACCTCTTTGTAAGCCTTGATAATATCAATAAGCTCTGAACCTAAGTTTCGCATACAAGTATCTTCAACGTCCATCCAAACTGTTACCTTACGTCCGTCAAGTACCTCTAATACTCTTTTAGCCGCTGCGATAGCTTCTTCTACTGTTGGCGTGTAAACATAATTGTATACACCGCAGATATGCACGCCTGCTAACTGACAGCCTTTCCAGTTGTTTTCAAGTTGCTTATCTGGGTCAAAATCACGTCTGATAACTTTAAGGATAGCGTGAGTAAGCCCTGCCGCCTTAACTCTGTTCCAGTCAACTGCACCATTCCACGCTGAAAAATCTCCACATTTAATCATAATTAAAATACCTCACTTTCTACTGTTCCTGTTGCATCTGAACTAACTGTGTTATCTTCTGTGCTGTATGTTGCCTTGTAAGTATTTTTAACGCCATCAAGAAAGCTCTTAAGCTCACTGTCTAGTGCTATATCATTCGCCAAGTATGCCGCAAAATCATTGAAGCTAGCTGACATACTAACTGTGCCGCTTTCGCTGATTGTAGCTGACAGATAAGCTACCTGTTTAAGTGTTCCGTCTGAATTTTGAACAGATAATGTTCCGTTCTTCTGAATTGATGAGTTGATGTCTAACATTGCGTTTTACCTCCTAATCTTATATCCAATTTTTATTTTCGTTGTCCCAAGTGATAACAACATTATCCCCTATATATCCGCGAAGATAACGTCCATCCCAATCAAACATAATATCACCAGAAAAAGGATTTCTATTAATTACACATCCTCTTTGATAGTATGACCCATCTTCTGTTTGATGCATTATATACAATGCTGTAGTCTTTATTGAGCTGTTAACTACAGATAGAGCACAGTCGCCAAAAGAACTCCAACCTTTTGAGTCTATAGAAATTTTTCCTTTTTCAATTTTCGTCCAAGCTTGCGGTTCTCCATTGATGTAAGGCTGGTAATATAATTCGATGCGGTCTCTTAACACTTCTAACTCTAATCCTGCCGAACCATACATTTTAATACCTTTACCGCTCTCAACATTGAACTGCATTTCGCCATCGTTAGTAACGTGCCACAGGGAGTTTAGTGTGCTTGGCGAAGTTCCTTGTACGGCTCCTTTCTGAACAGAAAAAATCCAATCACCAATATTTTTTGAACTTTGAATGTAAGTTCTTCTTAAGTATCCGTCTGGTGCTAAGTAATCATTCTTTAAGCTTCCATCAGTAATATCCCAATTGCCAATGCGACCCCCGGTCCCGATTATATCACTACAGGTAATTGTCCCCGTTGCACTTATAATTGTATTAGTTGATGTTAAAGTAAATGCGTTACCACTAATGTTAACGCTCTTGTTACCACTAATATTAATAGCCCCCTTAGCCTTAAGCGTTATATCATCTGCAATTGCTTCAATTGCGGATTTAAGTTCGCCACTTTTTGGGTCTTTCTTGATATAAGCACTAAGACTTGCTGTTGTAGCGTAATTTTTAAGGCTATCTTTTGTGGCATATGCTCCTGCTACTTCTAACTTAATCGCTGAACTTTCTTTACTTATTGCTGTGCTTATAGCCGCATTCATCTGCGTTGTTGTGCTGTAGCTACTTAAGCTATCCTTTGTAGCATAAGCATTAGACACTTCAAGTTTAATGCTATTGCTTTCTGCTTTTACAGCCTGCGTTATAGCATTCTTCATAACTGTGGTTGTACTGTAGTTATCTTTTAAATTCTGCTGCACACTTAACAATGATGTAGATATACTATCTAAGTTCATTTTAAAGCTAGCGTTTTGATTAAGCATATAAGCTAATTGTGTGTTAGATACCTCTTTCCAACCCCAATTACCTTTATCATCTTTAGCCCAACGCCAAGTTTTTTGAGCTGTTTCGTTGTATGCTATTGCTCCGTGATATTTTGCGTATTCATCATTGCTATAAGTCCAAGTAAGATTATCGCTTGGAAATAAATCATCTGACGGATAAATAGGTATGAACCAATCAATAGCTGGGTAATTATCTTTGTTAGGTGTTTCTGTAACTGTATACACCATAAAATTATCGTTCGTTTGTTGGTATAAGTCGGATAACGTGATTTCGTAACTATCTAGTTTCTGATTAACAGTAGAAAACTTAGTCTTAATGCTTTCGTTGTCAACATTTTCAGTCCACCACAACTTGTTAGTGATAAAATCACTAGCAACTTTCATCATACCGCCCCATTGAGTATAATCTTTGCCAGCACCACTTGTTATAGCTTGCATAATGACATTAAGTGTCTGCCCCTCGTTGTCCAGATAAATTTTATTGCTCTTAAGTGTATGGGTGTTATCGTTATTGATAACACTAAATAGTGTTTCAATATCCAGCTTGCTTGCATTGATATTAGCATTATCTTGAACAACATCATCACGAACAACTTTCCTCGTAACACCTTTTTCAGTAAGTCCTAAGGCATCAAACATAAGATTGCCAGCTTTATCCCAGACATACATATTGTAGTCCGAATTAGCGTCTTTACCTATTTGAACTCTTGCAACCTTGTTATCATCTTTTATCTGTATCGTATTGTCAGCTATATCAAGATTTCCGCTTTCGCTTAGAATTTCAACAAGGTTTGTATAAATCTTCCCACTTGTAATCTTATCTGCGGCTATACTATCAATCATAGCAGATTTTATCTGTGCATTGCCAATAACACTTACAACTGCATTAGCGAATTCTGTTGTTAAACTTTTACCTGTCGCAGAACCAAACATTAAAGTCTTAATGTCTGCTACGTCTGCGTTTAATACACCTATCTGTGCATAATCTGCTTGCAACTTAGCGATATTAGCTTCATTAATCGTAGCTTTATTTGCCGTCAAATTAACAATATTTGCTGTAATAGTTTCAATCTTATTAGCCTTTAATTGGTCGATATACGCTTGATGTGCTTTTAAACTCTCAATATTAGCACTAGTTATATCAGCATTTTCGATAACTGCCTTGTTGATTAAGACTAAATCAGCGTAGTATCGTTCCATTTGCTTTGTTATCGGACCGCTAGCAATATTACTGTTTTCTGTGTCAGATTGTCCGATAGATGTAACTGTGTCCATTAAGCCGCCATCACATTCGTGTGTTATCTGCATTATAGGCACTTTGTAATCAACGCCGCCCTTATTAACAGTTATAATGTCGCCTACTTCAAGCCGCCAGTCACCGACAAACTTAACTGTAAGCGGTCTAAACTGAAAGACGCCTATCTTTTTATAAATCTCATTTAAGTTAGCTTGTGTCATAAATGGATTAGCAAAGCTAAGTCCAGTTGTACCACTGCCGCTAGTGATTGTGCTAGTTTCCTTATCACCAGACTTTGTATTGTTGCAAGTCAGCTTTCTTATCGTAAAATCTTTGCTAGTGGTAAAAGTAACCCCTTGCTGATAGTATTGATGTCCGTCAAGCACATAATCGCTATCTTTGTACCACTTTATTTCAAGGTTTCCGTCAGAATTAATAGCCGCATTTCCACCTTGTAGCATAGCCATATAACCTATCATTTCACGCATTGTATAGCCTTGCGGCTTATCTATGATTGTATGTGTGTTTGTTATGCTAGTTGCTAACTGTATGCCTAGCTTTGTACAGATTTCCTCTAAAATAGCTTTATCCGTACTAGGATAAGTTAATTCAGTAAAATAACCTTTTTCAGCTTTGTACATCTTGTCATAAGCTGTGTACTTAGTGTATTCGCCGTTACTTTCTTCTTTAGTTACAGTAAATATGCCTATCTGTACATACTCAATGCCGCTATCGCCCTTAACACCCTCAAAAATGGTTATATCCTTATTTTCAAGCGTGATTTCTGGATTATAAATAGAAAAGGTAACACTACTACTGCAAGTGTTACCTATGGAAATGCTATTGTTCGGATTGATTATGTTGCTGTACTTAAACTCATTAAGTGTCTGATCGTATTCTTTTCCGTCAACTAAATATTTGCTGTAATATCTTGCATACAGCAAATTGAAATCCGCACCCCAATTAATATTTTTCATTAGGTTGCTCCTTTCTGCTGATTAATTGTTAATCATAAAGCTAAGTGCGATAATCTTAGCTGGCTCAATGGCTTCACAACTATCAAATGCACTTATATCAACTTTTGTGTATTCAGATACTTCTATTTCCTGTTCTCCTAGTTCTTCAAGTTCTGATTTTATCTTATCGTTGTTATCTTTATTTTCCTCGCGTATCTTTTCTATCGTTTCTACTACCGCTTTAAAGTGTGGCTCTAATGCCTTAATATTAGACATAATGGCAACTGCTAATCTGCCACCCATTTTAAGCTGTGCCACGCTTGCAAGTGCTTCATAATGTGCTAAAACTTCATTTCCTGTTATTTTCATAGTTAATCTCCTTATTTCTGAATTAGGCTTAATTTTGCTCCGACTATTAATCCGTCCTCATTCTTTGCCCTTGTGAGATACGGATATGTCACATCTCCTGTGTATATTGTCATTTCCTTTTGTGTACCGCCTAAGAATAGGACTTGTGCTGTCGGGAATGGGTTATTTTCATCACTAATCACATTATCAAGCAACAACGCCTGTTCACCTGTTAATGGTGGCAATTGTAGTTCTACTTTATCCTTAATAGCCACGATTGTGCCTACCATTTCGCCATAGTCGTTTCTTCCTGTGTTCTTAGACCATATCTTATTTCTGCTGTATGTGTAGCCGTTATATGCTACTGGGAATGTTACTCCCTCGATAATTACAGCGCTTATCATTCAATCACCTCTTTTCTATATATTTACTTCAATAAGCCCAGACAGACTTAACCATATGGAAGACGGAATTAAGAATAATAACGATATGATAAGCAAGCTAAACAGCAATTCTTATAATTTATTTAAAGTAATCAAGGTTAGTTACGATAATGCAGTAATTGAAGCTAACAAGCCGTTCCTAATAGAAAAGGAATTCACGCTACCTACCGGCTATAAAGCAATAGGTATATGTGGGCAACACTTAGGAAGAAATGCTGGTATTACTTACACAATGGTTGGTATATCAGATGGACATATATGCCAAGTTGGTGGGTGGGCAGGTAGTAACACATACTTTAATGGCTATGTGGAAATTTTATTGTGTACAGCTTTATAATTTATTTTTTTCTGATTACCCTAAAGTTTAATAATTAAAAATTGGTAAATAGTTAATTCAGATAAGTACGCAACTGTCTTGTACATGTTCAATCGCATTTGTTGAACTTGGTGCATATGCACTTAGAGTTCCATTTATATATGCAAATTTTATTATTTTTCCACTAGTATTAGCGGCTAAGTGTCCATAACCTTTGTAATTTATATTGCTTATTTCACCAATTGTGGTCCATTCTTTTGGAAATGCTTGAGTTAATCTGCCGCTGGAATGCAGGTAACATATGCCCAATTTGTGGTATATGATTAATTCAAGACCTAGGTAATTAAATATTCCCTCAATGTCACTATTAGCTATATTGCTGTTTAGTTCACTTATCATATCATTATTACTCTTAATTCCATCTTCCATATGGTTAAGTCTATCTGGGCTTATTGGAGTGCCGCCGCTAGTGCCAGCTTTCCACGCTTGCTTTATGTATTGTATAAAATTCATAGTAAAACCTCACTTTCCAAGCACACAAAAAGGACACCTCACAATTAAGTGAAATGTCCTTGTCATTTTGCTATTTATTTGTTATTATTAACGTGAGCAACTTATATGTACTCATATGTGCTAATCAGAACAGGTCTACCCAACTTGTTCTGATTTTTTTATTCTAGTAGAGCCAAGATTTCGGCGCTACTTTTCAGAGGAAAGATATTTCCCTTCCCCTATTTAGTTAATTGGCACGAAATTGTTCTGATTGAAACTTACTTCAACAATCTCCCCACATAAGCATATATAACTTTCAGCCAATGTATGTTGTCGCATTTATCTATAAGTTCCTTTATTTCTTCTTTGTATACCTCTTTTGCCATTCTTGTATCTCCTCAGTTTATCAAACATAATCGACTGCACAATTTCGTGCAGTCAGTAATTCGTTCCATTAATCATTATTTAAAAAACTCAAAATTGAGTTCTCTGTTAAGTGTCCAGTTTTAGACAGTCGGCTAAAAATTGAGCCAATTAATAAAATATAGCTGTAAATTTTTTACAGCTATTGAATTTTCTTTCTGTTTGAGCTATTATATCCCACAAGAGAACTTATGCAACATTGTTGAATAATTGCAGTATAAATTCTCTTCCAAGTTGGGTAATTCGTCTATGATAGATTACTTTACCGCTGTCAAGAATTTCTTGTTTAATTTCCTCATATCCCATACTGCTGTATGGTGAGTAAAGAACCCAAGTTCCATTGACATTGTACTGAATTTTTCTATCAGCAAGCAACTTGTTAAGTTGAATAGCAGAATTTAAGTTCAGCTCTTTAGCAATCTCCGTCATTGTATATGTTTTATTGACGTGTGTTAAGATAGCGTTCTTTCTTTCTGCTTCGACTCTTGCTTGCCTTTCTTTTTTTAACTTTGTTAATAATTCTATTCCAAAGTCTGGATTATTCAGTATTTCATCAATAACATTATCGGTAGCATATATTCCATTCTTGCGAATTGACGGAATAATCTCATCAGCTACTAATGCTTGAAATTTCTCTGCTGTTTCATTTTTGGCTTTCATTGCTAGGCGGTAGAAGATGTTTTCTGGGATAAAATCGTCTTTTGCAACTTCCTGCAAAAAGCCAATATCATTAAGATATTGTTTTACAACGTTCCAGCGAATATTTACATATTCCTTACCATTAATCACTTGAGTTGTGGTAAACCCAAGTCCTCTAGCAATATTTTCCAATCTTAAGTAAGCAACGCCATTCTGCTCATAGCAGTCTACGCCGCAAATATTCTTAGTGTTCATCGGTGCCTTAATCTCATTGTGAGTGTCATCTTTTGTAGTTGGATTATTATTATAACTCATTATTTTACCTCCTACAAATTTATCATTTGCTCAAAACAGAACTTATTGCGTAGTGGGAGTATATGCCCACAATGCCTCACGCAATAATATTATGCCACTTCCTTTGTAGACTTGTCCTGTCCCTTTAAATCAAAATTATTAACATTGTCCTGAATAGTTTCTAACTGCTGTAAAACTCCTATGAGAACATATCCTATTCTTTCGTTTTCCATATTTGCTAAAACTTCTGTTACTGTTGCGTGTGCAATTTCTGACGCTATGTCAATATTTGTTACGATTTCTACATTACTCATTTGTTTTTCCTCCGAAAATAATCTTGAATTTTCCGAAAGAAACTGATATGATAGATTTATCAATTCCTTTCGGATTGGTGGTTTGAGTAGTCACTATAAGTTTTGACCGACTTGTGGCTACTCTTTTTTGTTATCTTTAAGTTCTTTTTCTACTAACCCTATGCCTTTCATAATGGTATCAGTTCTTGTTAATTCCAATTCATCAGCGCATTTCTGAATGCGATTAGCTTCATCTTTTGTTATTCTGATATTAAGATTAACATTTCTAGGGTTTTCCTTATGTGGTCTTCCTGCTGGACTAATAATAATCACTCCTTTCAATTATTGCCCTTGCAATATTTATGTTATTATAATAACTGCCCTTGCAATAATTGTCAAGCACTTTTCAATAAAAAATGGAACGCACCGAAAAGATACGCTCCATTAAAATCATGTATTACCAAAAAATCAGCCCACATCTGTTACACACAAACCTATGTTGTGAATAAGTTCCGCCCTGTTGCTTAATCTTCTCTTTCTTATTAACCAGCGTAAACGGTCTAAACGGATTCAAATTAACGGTATATCTTGTCTTAGTTTTCTGTGGTACAGTTGTTGTAATCTGTGTGTGAGAGCAGTCCCAACTGCTACATCTTGGACAATATACTTCAACTAAGCCGTTTTCTGTCGCTCTGTACACTCCTTTAAAGTTAGGATTTAGTGGGCGTTGAATTTGTGGTTGCTGTTTTTTCTTTATTCCTAATACTTCCAGCATTTTATATAAGCCTTTTTTTAACATATACATTCCCCCTTATCTTTAGTACTTTAAATATATTCTTTTATTATTTATTTGTCAATTAATAAGGGAATGCTGCTTGCCCTGTCATATTAGTGTAGTTATTAGCTTTATCCTGTACCATTGTAAACAATTTATCAGCGTCACCTTGTAGTGTTATATTAACGTTGTTGTTGGCTTCTGACATAGCCGCTACAACCGCATTGTATACTGCTGGATAAACTGCATTAGCAATACCTGTTGTGATTTCCTGCTGGCTACTGCTGTTCTTCCGTCCATAGTACCAACCATTTCGGGTGCTACTTCATTAGCAACGAATAACTGTCCTTTGTTTGGAAAGCCGCCATTTGCATACCAATCAACACTTATCTTGGGCACTTGAGGTGGCACAAGACTAAATTCGCCATCAATATCGAAATGTGGCGTTTTTATATGTGGGAAGCTAAGTCCTAAGTTGTCCCACCAATCTTTGAAATTATACCACATATCTCTTACTTTATAAAAAAAGTTCTCAACGGCTACTGAAATTTCACTAAGGGATGGTTTGCTATCCCACCAATTAACTACATTATTCCACTTATCTTGTATGCCTACTCTTATTCCATCTGCCATATCACGCCATCTATCTGCCGTAAAGTAAGGTGCTACGTGATTATTCCACCAATTGTAAATTCCGGTTGTGCTCCACCAAGAAGAAAAATCAGACCATTTATCTTGTAGACTTGACTTGAAATTATCACCCAAGTTGTTCCATTTATCTTTAGCAAACCAAGGCGTAACATCATTATTCCACCAATTTACGATTGCTGTATTATTCCACCAATCTGTAATTTCATTCCATTTTTCTTGTGCAGCTATTTTTATATTTTCTATGCCATCTTTTGCTTTTTTTACATATTTACTATCATCTATGCTTGCTGAAAATTCCGTAATAAATTTAAGTGTAAGAATTCCGCCCGGAATAACCAAAGAAGCCAAAATTCCTGCAATTCCCCATTTGTCGTATATCTCCTGGTAAGCACCCCATATTAATTTTATTGCTGATACTCCTAAGTCAATTGCTAGGTCCAAAATTTTTACAGTTATTTTTCCTAAATCTATACCTTCAATAAACTTTATTATATTTCTTCCTAATTGTTCCCAATCAACAGAACTAACAAATCCATCTGCAAAATCCAAAACATTGCAAATAGCTTCTGTAATTGCTTCTCCTGTTTTTTTCCAAGGAAAAGCATTTATCCCTTTGTTTATTTGTTTGCCTGCGTAAGTACCTATTCCGTACCAGTCACCCTTTTTTATGGCTTTTTCTATTCTATCAGCCCAAGCAACTGCCGAATTTTCCATATTGGCAAATGCTTTATTCCACGCCGCTTCATATTCTGCCGCCGCCTTAGCAATATCGTCTGTCAAATCAATAGTGCTACCACCGCCACCACCACTTGAACCCTTGCTTGAGCTTGTATCGTCCTGTAATTTATTTATTTCATCAAATCCCATAAGGGATAATGTAGCTTTCTTAGCTGAATCAGCTACATCTTGGTAGCCATCTGAAATATCTTCTAAGCCGTCTGATGTGTCTTTATAGCCACTTTGTCCGAAGCTCTCAAAGTCAATCTTAACGCCCATTAAAGAAGCAAGGCTGACTAATAATCTTTTGATTGCAATAGCTACTCCGTTTACTATTGGCATAACCTTTGAAAGAATTGGGATAAATAGCTGTCCTGCTACCATTCCTACCTCTTTCATATTGTTGCTGAACTGGCGTAACATATTTGATGGGCTATTAATCGTATTAGCTAAATCGCCCCAAGATACTTTACTTTGGTCTAATATTGCTAACACTCTTAACTGCTGTTTTTCCATCTGCGTCATTTCTGATACAGACTTGGAAATGCCTAAGTTGTAAGCATACGTCGCTAATGTAGCATTGGTAATATCAATACCATACTTGTACAATGCCCTCGATTGTCCGATTAAACCGCTTTGTAAGTTCTGTGCTACTGTTGAATAGTCCACGTTAAAAAGTGAGCTTATATCGCCTGCAAGCATTGTCATTGACTTTGTTATTGCTGTTGTTGCTTCGCCTGTCTGTCCTAATGAGTTAGTGACAGAAGCTAACTGCGAAGCGTACTGCGTTATCTCTTGTATGTTAAGTCCTAAGTTCTTTGCTCCGCTTTCTTCAAGCAAACCGCCTTGAATATTGACTTTTAATCCGGATAGCTTTCCAAGAGTATCATTTACTCTACTTTGAAAACTTTCTGCGTATGCCGTTGCGTTATCATATCCGTACTTTTCGTAATCTTTATCCCACTCTGAACCAATCTTGCCAAACGCTACCGCTTGATAGTTGAATGCTTCAATATAATCTGTTGTTGACTTGATTGCTTCTATAAGTTTCTTACTGCCACGAATTACCATAAAATAGGTGGCATAAAATCTACCTATTGCACTCGCAAGACTACCAAAGCCTTTTTTAGCTTTAGATGTACTTGAATAGGTGTTATTGAAAGACCTTATTAAACCACTGCTTGCAGTTCCAGCTTTGCCGCCTTGGCTAGCAAGATTAGCCAATGCGTTAGTCATTTGAATAACATTCTGACTTACTGTTGGTGCTCTTGATAGCGTTGTCATTAAGTCATTTAAAGCATTGCCTAGCTTTGGAATGTTTACAACGGCGTTTTCTATGCTCTTACTGCCTAGCTTACCAAGTGACTTTGCAAATTCTGTGACCTGCGTTGCATTTTGCGGGATAGCTGATATGCTTGCAACTGCCTTTGTGACAGCTTGAAGTGATGTAGCTGTGTTAGTTAGTGCAACTGAATCAACAGAACCTATCTTTGTGATGTTCTTAGCAAGTCTTGTAAAATCTGCTGTTCCTGCGTTCATATTCTGCATAGCAGAACCTAACTGACTAACACCACTCGCAAGACCGCTTAGTGATGAACCATTCACAGTCGCAAGTGATGTTGACAGCCTTGTAAGCTGATTTATCAGTTTATCGACGGAATTAATAGCTTTAGTGGCAGTACCGGTAATTTTGACTTCTAATGAATCTAATTCCACGCTTATACCTCCGGCTTATCATTTTTAGGGTGCGTTAAATCCCAGTTTGCTTTGCGTATTTTCATATTCAAGACAAACTCTTCTCTCTTTCTTTGTATTTCATCTTCACTGTTCTCTTTTTTGTTAATATCTCTATAAATAGGCTTGTCTGGGTATTCAAACTCGTCTTTACTCCAAGCACCACTTCTAACGCCTATCTTGATTGCCGGGAGTATGTAACTGCCTATCGCAAGCCATATATCTGAATCCATTCGTTGTCTTTCAAGTTTCTTGCCCTCTACAACCGCCCATAGCTTTTTAGGTGTCATTTTTAGAAAGTCCGAATAACTAACGCCTAGTGAACTGGCTAAGACAAAGTATTCTTCCCAGATTATTTTGTGGAAGTCTGCTTTTTCTTGTGGTCTTGTGGAACTACTGTCGGCTTCTTCTGCTCTTTTGTTGCTTCTTCCACATTGTCCGCCATTTCCTCTAACATCGCTGTTATTCCGCTCAACTCGAAAAAACCATCATCTTCCATCGCTTTCTTGATTTCTTCAAACAATGTTCTATATCCGTAACTCTTATCTGTCTTTCTCTTCTCTGTAATATATGCTCTAGTGAGTTCCTTTGCTTCATCCATAGTTACTGGGTTATTGTCAATACAGCCTGCATAAATGGCTAAAATACAAATCTCTGGCACATCTGCTGTCATATTTGCTAATCCATCAAAGGAAGCCTGTGCAACACTCTTGTCTGTCTGTACAAGTAAGTAAGAACCATTAACGACAGAGAACATTTTCTGCACTATCTCTTTACACTCTGCTGCTCCAAAAGAGAACTCAACTTTGTATTCATTTCCGTTTACATTAATATTCATCATAATTTTTACCCTTTCCCACCCTATCGTCCATATAGGGAAAGGTGCGGATTTTACACCGCACCTGCCTTTTAAATTAATTATTCTGTTACATCATCAAGATATGATGTGTAGTCGGCTGTTTTGGCGTTTTCTACGCTATCCGACACAGCCTTTTTTGATTTAGTCGAATAGCTCATTATTCCCCCGATGTTGGGGTTACTGCTGTATCTGTTCCTACCATATCCTCAATAATAAGGTTGATAGCCATTGTAAGAAGTGAATTTTGCTCCTTGCCCGTAATTGGTAACTTTGAAGGCGGCTGTGCAACAAAGAACTCCGCATCTGATATACCCGGAGTAATCTCTTGAAACCACATTCTCTTTCCATCAGTTAAAGCCTTATATTCTGTAATAAGGTCTTTCCACTCTTTGATTGTAGCTTCCGTCTTATTAACTGTTACCGCAACTGTATCTGTAACTGTGTCTCTACCTGCAATGTTTCTTGTCTGTAAATCTTCAAGTGCTGATGCATCTATAGCCTCTGGGGTTACTGTAATCTCATCAATAGAATTGATTCTATGAAGAAGTTTAAACGCTGTTGGCTTAGTACCTGCTGTAGTTTCAACACCATAACTAAACGTGATTCCCAGTGCGCTTAATCCTGCTACTGTATCTGCCATATCTTCTTACCTCCTAAAATTTGCAAAAAAATAAGAGCATCTCTGCTCTTTGTTACAATAATCTGTCATTTGCTCCGATTAACCGCCTAAATCGTGCGGTACTCTTATGTACTTTATTACTGATTGAGAACTCTGGCATTGCATTGCCTTGAAATCTCATTGTTTTAAATGTATCTGTAATTTCTGCCATAACCTTGCGACAGTCAGACTTGCTTGTGTTAGTGGTAACATCTACTTGAAATGTTGCTAACAATGCGTTAATTGTCTGTCCGTCAAGCGTTTGTCCTTGTTCAACTGCTGGCAGTAAATGAATGTATACTGTCGGGAATACTGCTTGACCGCTGTTTTCTCCCTCATTGGTTATGACTATCTTTGGATATGTTTTTTTAAGCTGTGTTAGGGTTTTAGCCTTGACAAGTGCTGTGACTGTATTCTCAAGGTCTATCGCCCAATCGTTTGCATTTGCCATTAGCTAAACACCTCTCTTGCTATGTAAAGATTATCGCTTCTTGCAAAATGAAAAAGTCGCTTTTCAGCGACCTTTCTTAAATAACTCTTCATATGTTCTTGCCCCTTTTCTATATCTATGAATTATGGTTTTTCTTGATGTGCCTGTTATTTTTTCCCATTCTGTCAAATTGTGTTCTTCTTCACCAACCCTAATAATTATCTGTTGGGGCTTATTTATTATTTTTGTATTCTGAATTAATTCGTCAACAGTACATAAACCTTTTAAATATCTTTGATATCTACTTCTCAATGTAGTCATTGATATTTCATATTCTTTATGTAAATCAAGTAATGTTTTTTCTTCTCCGTTTATAACTATCTTTCTTGTACATCTTTTGTTATAATTTTGAACATCTTTATCAGCCCATCTGCAATTAGATGGCTCATAATTGCCATTAACATCTATTCTGTCAAGGGATTGTTCAGCTTTAGTCTTTTTATTATCGTACCCATTTTTGTAAGCCCAATTAATAAAATTTTCTACATTTTTTAACCATTCATCACATACTTTTATTCCTCTGCCACCATATAATGAATATGAATCACAGTTTGGGTTATAACATCTGTATTTCATACCATAATAAATGCTGTACAACTTTTCGTGTGAGTATCCGTGATTATGATAGCCTTTCTCCGCGCTTATACAACCGCAAGATTTTGTGTGTCCATTTTCGAGAGAGTCTTTTCTTGTAATAATAAAATTCCCACAATCACATTTGCATTTCCAGTATGCGTGGTGCTTATCATTTGGATTTTTCACTTTTTCAACAGCTATTAATCTGCCATACCTTTTCCCTGTTAAATCAATCGCTTTTCCCATAATATCACCTTTAATTAAATTTTATAATTTAATTTTATTATGATAATATATTAAAAATAATATAAAGGAGTTGATTTTATGTTAAAAGACGAATTAAAAGGTCTTATTGTATCTCAAGGTTTTACTATGTCACAAGTAAATGCTGAATTAAATCGTAGGCACGGAACACATCTTTCTTTTCAAAATTTTAGTAATCGCTTTCGCAAAGAAAGTTTTACTTATAATGAAGTTATAGAAATTCTTGATATAATAGGTTATAGAGCAGAATGGGTTAAAATTAACTAAATACTCTCCTTGCTACCTCAACATATTTCTGTATGATTTCCATATCAGCCTTATAAACAGGCATTTGTGCTTCTACGCCGTGTGTAAGAACTAAGGTTCCGTCATCGTCATAGTAACCCCACACTTTTTGTATGCCGTGATGTTCGCCGTATGAGCCTATAACCATACCATTAACAACACCTTTGTCGTGTGGACTACTTCCAGCCGCTCCATTGTAGAATACACCAGCTCCGAACTCTATAAACATAAGTTCTTTGCCCTCTACAATTAATTTTGCTTCGGCATATTCTCCAACAGATTTTATCTCAACATAACTGTGATGGCTTGTATCTGAACCGCTACGAACACCTTTCTCATCATATGTATAACTTGCTTTTGCCATATTTTCATCTATAACAGGTATTCCAACTTCTGCAAGCTCTTTGACAAGCTGTAAAGTCTTTTTGATAAGCCAGTTCTTATACTGTTGTAGCTGCCTGATAGCTTCATTTACGGACTTTTCAGACAATGATATATTAATTGTATGTCTTGCCATAGATGCACCTACTTTACAACTGCTTTAAGCATATACTTAGTTGAATATAATGCTGGCTTAATGCCTACAATCGTGAAGTCTGCTGATGTTTCATCAACAAGTCCATCAGATGTGTATGTAGGCTTGCTATCAAGCCAGATAAGGTCGCCTTTTTGAATAGGTAATGTATTCCTATCTGTCAGTAAAATAGCGTCAAAATCGGCTGTATCAAAGCCGTATTCCTTGCTCTGCGCTTCTCCACCGCTGAATGATATGTTTGCTTTGAAATCCGCAGGCTCTGAAAAGCCCGTTTTCTCTTCAAGAACTTTTGGTATCTTATTTCCCTCATCATCAAGATAAGGAATGAAGTTGCCCTCTGTGTCGGTATATCCCTCATAAAGGATATTGCCGTCATCATCTCTTTCATAAATAGTTACTGTCTGCCCTTGAAGTGAATACTTCATAGCCTGCTTATTAATGTCAAGCATTGTTCTTTACCTGCTTATAAATCTGATTAACACCTGTACTTGATAATCCGGACACAATTCCTACTGCTATTGCATTAAGAATGTCATTTGCCGGAAAGTCAGGTATTACATACATCCCTATAACGCCTAAGATACCGCCTGCAACGCCTACGATTATAGGAATGTAATTATCCTTAATGTGTGGGATTGCTTTGGCTCCTAAGCCTATCAGATATGTAATTACAACGATTGCTACAACTGTTGTTACCGATGTTATATCCATTTTAATCTTTACCTCCATTCTTTAAGTGAATTTCCTGTATTTCGTTATACATCTTAGTTACCATCCCATTGCCTCCTAATGCGTGATATGCGTTATACATCTCAACAAAATTGTCATAGGCATAAGATGGTATTTCACCTATTTTCATATACTTATCGTGATATTCGATAAGTTGTACTCGCAAAAGCAACATTGTGCCTTTGCTATTGGCGTCTTTGTCTTTTTTCTGTTGCTTCAGAAGCCAAACTATATATCCAAGTAATATCGGTAATACTACGGTATAAGTTTGTAATAAAAATTCTTTCATTTTATATCTCCTGCAAAATTAATAGGCACACCGCCCACCACCCTTAATGTGTGCCGCCTGCTACCATATTGCCGACATCAGCAAAATGGTAACGCACAATCTTCTTTAATATTCTGTAATGCCCTATAGGCGTTATAATACTTTGGCAAATGGAAATACCCCGACAAATAAGCTGTCTCTATCTCTCCAAGTTCTGTTGACACCATTCTCGTTATAGCTTGCCATAAATGCTTCACCAGCTTGTGAATGGTCGTAGACAGCCAGATTAACAATAACACTCTCAAATTTCTTCAAGTCCTCGGTTATCATTTCATCTGTGTAGCTGTCGGGATAACACCTTTTTGCCTTTACATCTTCTGTATCCTGTTTAATAAGCTGTTCGATTACTGGATTATCTTCTTTGTTATCGAACACTACCACATCAGATGTCGTATTATCATCATTTGTGACTGTATCAATATGAAATTGTTTAAGTCTGATTTTGACTTGCTCTAATGTGGTGTATTCCATAATTTCAGCTCCTATAACCCTAATTTCTCAATTAACAGTTTCTTTAACTCTGATCCTGTAAGTTCTTCTGCGTTGCCTATACCTTGTTCTGCGGCAAAAGCCTGCAAATCAGATGTAGACATACGATTAATGGTTGTCTTGCTATAATCAAAAGAAGCCCCAGAATTGTTATTTTCTGGAACTTCTTCGCCTGCGTTATACCATTTGCCGTTATGAATCACTATATATGGATATTTCATAGTTGCACCCCCTACTCTTCGCTATGAACCTCATATACGAATGTGCTATCCATATTCTCATATGACGGAAGAACAACCTCGGAAGCAAATGTTGACATCTTCATAGGTGGTCCGTACTCTGTCTTTGTAGCAACTGTGATACCCGTGCCGTATACTGTTACATCTACATCAGCTACCTGTCTTGCAGTTCTTTCTTCCGGTGTAGTTCCGAACCAAGTATTACCAAGACTACCATCTGGAAGAAGTGTAACCTTGTTATCTGGGTAGAAGTACTGCTCCTTGCCATCATCATCAATGTACATCTTATCGTAAAGTACGATAGTGAGCTTTGTTCTCTTCTGCACTACTGAAACAACAGTATCATCATCAACCTCAATGGTTGCTGTAAGGTTCTGTGCAAGGATTGAGTTTCTTATCTGTGCATTATCAAGCAAATACTGAAATGTATTGCTGTTCATCAGCACATATCTAGCAATCTTGCCCTGTTTCTGTAACTTCTTTCTTGCATTATTAAGGTCTGTAAGTGGCTTTGAATTAGCTGTATCGCTCCACATACTTGTGCCGGATAACTTTGCGTAATGGTCTTTTGCGTATGAACCATCCTTGTCATAATCGTAAGCATACTGAACGCCATCACTTACAATAGCAATTACCGGATGGCCTGCATTTGTAGAAAGAAGTGACATTCTCATACGCTCAGGTACAACTTCTGCACCGCTTACAAGGTTGTTAGTATCGTCATATACGCTTGATAAAGCACTTGCAAGGTAAGGGTCGTCTGCTGACTGAATACGCTCAATTTCAAGCATTTCCTCTTCACCGACTGTCATTCCCTCGCGGAAAAATGCCATTTGTGTTTTTTCCTTGCTTAATCCCTCTCTGGCTCTAAGAGTTGGGATTGTGTCAAAGTTAGATGGTGCAAGCGAAACCGGAAGTCCTTTATGTGTCTTAATCCAGCTTAAATCAAGCCCCTGTTTCTTTCTTTCCGGAAACCACTGTAAACCAAGATAAGGTATCTGATTACTAGCGTTTTCTGTTGCTGATAATGCGATAGACTTACTGTCTAATACTTCATTAATTAACATCTGTTTACCTCCTGTTATTATTCAAATACAATCATTGGAAGAGCCGTCTTAACTGTTGTGTCATATGTAACACCGGAATGTGCTTCTGCTACCTTTGTGTTAAGATATGCTTTCTTAAGTAGTACGCCCTGTGGTCCGTCCTCTGTTACATCAAACCTTAAGATACCCACTACTGTAGCTGTATTGTCAGCCTTGCCATTTGCTCCGATTGGAGTACCTGCTTTGACAATCTTCTTGCCCTGTGCGTTTGTAGTTGTTACTCCATCAAAATCAAGTGTTAATGGGATCGCTTCATTAGGCTCTCTCTTTAAAATCTGAACATCTCCTGCGTATGAAGTCTTTTCATACTGCATATTCATTTCCTTTGCCATTTCTTACCTCCTGTTATTACTGAATGTAATGTGATAAAACGTCATTGTTCTTAGGTGCATTAGATATAAGGCTTTCTGCTATCTTTTCAGCATTTGTCTTGTTGTCTGCACCGCCTTTATTACTGCCACCGCCCGGAATATCCTGATGTTTTGCAATCTCCTGTTCCTTAGCCTGTGCCGCAGCTGTTTCTTTCTCGGACATAATCTTGCCAAGTTCGGTGTAATCAAGGCTTCCATCATCTTTAACAACTGTCTTTGCCTGTTCAGCAGTAATCTTAAAATTAGTCATAGCTGCTTCCCTCTGGTCTCTGATAGCGTTAGATTTCTGTAAATCGGCTATCTGCTGATTAGCTGTATCTAAGGCTTTATTTGCCTTTTCAAGTTCCGTCAGATTGCCAGCCTGTATCTCATCAAGCTGTTTCTGTAAACTGTCTGCTGTATCAGCCTTGGCCTTGTACTGGCTCACCTTGTTTTTTTCCTTTGCAACTTCTGAATTGTTCTGATTAAGAAGATTTGTAATCTGTTCATCTGTTGCTTCTGGAAAAAGTTTTAATACATCTTCTCTTGTCATAATTACCTCCGTTAAACACACGCTTTTGTTACCGCAGGTCGCTCCTGCTGTGTCTTCTGCTATTTACCGCATAGCTGCAAATGTATAAAATAAAAGCAGCTACCGATTATTCGATAACTGCCTTATTTTGCTGATTATTATTGAGTTGATTAACTATCTCTTGTGCTTTCTTTTCTTGTTCTTCCACATCATCAATAGTCTTGTATATATTATCAAGATATGGTTTTGACAACAGGAATGTCTTTTCTGCATCTCCCCATAAACCAACTGTCTTAATTGCTATAAGTGGATGTATGCCACTTTGAAGCAACACTGTAAGTGTCTGTGCTTTAGTGTACATATTATCCTGTGGACTGTGATTTATCTGCACATCAAAGTCTCTAACTGACAGCTTTAAATCTTTTCCGGCAAGTCTTAGAATATTAAGAACTGCCACAGCTAATCGCTTTTCGCACGATTTAACAATAGGGTCTTTCAGCTTTGCTCTTGTTTTAGAAAAGTCCCAACCATTTCTTAATTCAACTGCCCCCTGTGTATCTCCGCCGGTATTACCTTGTTTGTTAGGAATTGCCAATATTGATAATGTGTTATCCCATAAATCTTCCTTGGCAACTTGACATTGTGTCTGATTAAGCTCCTGTGTCATAATCTCAACGTCTGACTTGTTGTCTTTATTGATAGATTTAACCGTAAGGGCGTGGTTCATTTTCATTTTTTCAAATGTTTCTGTGTCAACTTCGCAATTAACAAACTTAACCCAATACTCAACAAACTGCTGTATACTATCCATTCTGTTAGACTGCATATTATTAATAGCGTCCAACATACCTATGACAAGCTCAATATCAGATATTCTTTCGTGGTTATTAGGGAACTCAACAATAGGAATTTCGCCATATGTATGTAGTTTTCTTTCAACTACTTTGCTGTCAACAATTCTAAAAGACATAGTGTCGGAAAAAGCCATTTTATACCAGTTTTCGTCCTCGTCTTTAAGTTCCTGTACAACAAGCATAGGTTCTTCTGTACTTTCATTGTAAACAATATAAGTATTCATTGGCGTAGGTGCCACAATTCTAAATGGTACATCTCCATTTTT